CATCAGTTCCTCTCCGATCTCCACTGCCAGCATCTCCAACTCGCCAGTCATCGCGCGCCATCGATTCGATAGGCTGCCTGCCGTGCGAGCTGCGTCGCCCTGTGCGTCAGACGTGCCAGCCATGATGAGGTTGAGCCGCGCCATTACCTTCTGCGCGTTTGTGGCCTCCATTGCGCTGCTGGCCATGCCGGAGCGCATCAGCTCCTGGTCGAGCGTAGCCTGTTGGATGATGACCCCATACTTGCGGACCGTCTCATGGTTACCAACCAGTGCGCTCTGCAGGTCGCGCAGAACTTCCGCATCAGCTACGTTGTTGAACGACCCCATGTCGAAGGTCAGTTTCGTGATCTGCTTGGCCAGTTCGGCGGCCTCTTCTCTGGCGTAGCCTAGCGGCACGAAGGTATCTTGCATGGACGCCATGAAACCTACGATCTGAGCCTCGCTGCGCCCGATATCCTTGGCGAGCTGCCCGGCCCAGGCACGCGAGTCCGCAGCGAACTCCCCGAAGACAACATTGAACTTGCCAAGGGTCTCTTGGAACTCGCTGGCCTTCTTGACGGCGTAGGTCAAGGGAAGTGTGATGGCCGCGCCCACGGCAGTCATGCCAATGCCGATCCCGCGCAGCTTCTCGCCCATCGCCCGCAGCTTCTTGCCAATGCCCTTCATGGCCTTGTCGAAGGGGGCCATGTTGGCACCGATCTCAACATAAGCCTCGCCGGCCTTGATAGCGCCTACTCCGACTCCTGGCATCGTCGCCTCCACTCCTGATAGCGCTGCTCTGCCTGCTCATCCGTAAGGTTATCTGGCAACGGACCCGGCAGATTGATCGGCTTCTTGCTCATCTCATAGGGGTCATAGTCTCGCGGCTTCACTCTGTGGTCCTTCCTGTTCGGCGCTGCGATCACCGCTGCCAGAAGCGCAGTGCGCTTCCAAGCTGCGCGGTCCTTGGCCTCTGCCATCCAGTCAAGTTGCCGAAGCGTCAGGCGGCCGGGCTGTTCGACTCCTGCGACGGCGGCGAGCTGCCAGACTTCTTTCCAGCCCCAGGGGCGGCTTTCGGCTTTCGCGTCCGCTTCCGCGCCGCCTTCGGGGGCGAGGGGAAAAAATCCCGCATCGCCTCGGACATCGCCACAACAGCGGCGGTGAGAACTATCCCGCTGTCCATTGCAGCCCGGAAGTCCGTATAGCCGACAGCCCGCTCCGTTGCCTCTTTGTCCAGGCACGCCCACAGCAGCGGCACGCAGTAGCGCACCGAAGCCGCGAGCTCCTGCGGCCCGACCTTGTGGGCGAGACCGAAGAAGCTCTCGCCCACCGCAAGCTCGAACCGCTCGCACGCGTTCAGGTCCAGCTTCGGGTGCCAGACCCGCCCGGCTGTGTCAGTGAACTCAGCCATGCTTCCCTCCGATCCGTTATGCGCCCGCCTAACTGGCAGGCTCGATGACCGTGGTCGCGCCTACACCACGCAGGCTCAGGCCGACCATGATGGCGCCGCCGATTGATACGCTGTGCTCGAAGCGCGTGCAGATCGCAGTGCCGCTTCGCCCATAGCCCGCGTTCGTCTTCCACTGCACGGCAATGCTGGCCTTGGTCCTGAACGCTGTCTCCAGCGCCTGGTAGGCCGCACCGCTGGGCACAAACACCTCGTCGATGTCCATCGTCCATTCGAGATCAGCGATCTCAAACGACTTCCAGTTGTCACTCAGCCCTGTCACCTCGACTTCGGTACCAGTCTCGGGGTGAGACAAGGACTGAGCGCGACCGACGACATTGCCGCCGATCTGCAGCGTTACGTCTTCTGCGTGCTCGCCCATCTCCACGTCCTCCACTACGGCGACAGGACCCGAGTCCTCACCGCCAGAAGAAACCCCGGAAACCCGTCCGGGTCGGTCAGCTCAGCGGGCATGTTGCAGTACGTGCCCCAATCGTCGTAACCAGTGATGGTCAGATTGGCAAGGTGCAGCCGCACCCATAGCAGCTCTGCGAGGTTGCGGAGCACCTTGCGAGAGAACGTCTTGTCGCCGTATATCTTCACGTCCGCCTGAAAGTTGCCGCCACGGTGCTTGAATGTGTCCCAGTTGTCGCCGCCCACTTCCGTGATGAGAATAGCCGGATGGCCACAGCCCACGGGGATCGGGTCAGAGGTAAACACTGCGGGGGCCGCGCCATCCCCGAAGTCCCAGGTGGCAAGCGCCGCCGTAATGGTAGCGTCCTCTATGATCCTCGCGTGAATGGCCTCTGCTATCATTTCAGCCTCAGATTTCGGAAGAGGGCCGCGAACTTCGACTTCACTTTCTGCAAGGCCGGCCGCATGAACGGGCGCTTCGGTAGCAGCCGTGTCCCGAACTCGTGTGCCGCACCATACTTCTCAGTAGGCCCGACCACGCGGCTCTCGCCATCCCGCGCCCACCCTATGCTTGCCCTGAGCGCGCCGCGCTGTACGTGCGGGGGTGTGCCGGGCGCGCTTGGCTCCCGGACATACCCACCACGGGGGCCTACGCGCCCAAGCGCGCCGCCAGCCTTCATTGACTTCTTGGCCTCGCGCTCCACCAGCAGCGCACACTTGTCCAGCGGCGCTACCGATGCGTTCTTGACGGCCGCCATTACCCGCCTGTCGTGCACCTTCACGCCCTTGAGCTTGGCTGTAATCATGGCACTATCGGGCGCGCGACCCGCTCCACGTCATACTGGGTATACGGACTTTGCAGATGCCCACGCCGGCCAATGACGCGATACTGCGCTGTGTCTACCATGATGCGATCCTCAGTCTGCACGCTCTCATCTGTGCGGCAGATGAACACCAGCCCCGCCCCATGCACGCGGATGATGCCCCACATCTCAGTCGCTGCCCCAAGCGTCTCAGTGCTGCCGCCCTCATCATCATTCACGCGCGTTGGCGTGTACCTGTCAACTCTCACGAATGGCAACATCGGTCACCTCCCGCTCGGCACGATCCACGACGATCTCCCTGGCATACCCGCTACGCACAAGGGACGCACCCTGCGCGTCCGGCACCTCATCCTCATCGTACCGCTCGCGCATGCGCGCGAAGCCCTGGTCGTCTATCAGCGCGCCTCGTGTGATCCACTTGATCCACATGCCGTCACCCTCACCTGATGCCCATCGTCCAGTCGTATTCTCCCATGAGCCGCACGATGTCACTGGACACGAACTCCTGCCATGTGACTCCGAACCCTTCAGCATTCTGCGCGCTCATGCCACCCCGGTTGTTGTACGCCCGTGCCACCAGCATCAGCACGATGGTCTTGAGCTGACTCGGCACTGCGATGCTGGACGCCCCATCCCCGCCGTAGCCGCCCTCGTAGATCACCCGCCATCGCCCGCGCCCCCCCAGCCACCGAAGCCCGCCGACCTGGAATACCTGCATGTTACGCTTGAGCAGGTAGGTCGTGCTCGCCGCCGTGGTTGTCGTCACGGTATCGTAGACGGACGTGATCGAGATGATGGGATGAGCAAACGGCCAGAGGCTCACGCCCCCGCCGTCCACATAGTCCGTGTGCGTCGCCTCAGTCCAGGCGAATGCCAGTCGCTTGGCCAGCCATTCCTCTGCGCCGTCGAGCATCAGTTGAATCAGCGTGTCGTCGCTGGCATGGGCGACCTGCAGGTATCGCTTGGCGAGTGCGGCTGTGACTACTGACATGGTTCATACCTCACTTGAACGACGGCGACGCTTTCTCGTGGCGCAGGTCGCATTCCGCGCGCGGGACCATTGAGGCGAATGTTTCCTGGCACTTGACGATCTCCGCGATGACAGTATCGAGCTTCTGTTCGATCAGCGGCACCTGCGCGACCTGGCCAGCGCCGCTGTTCAAGCGCGATTCCACGAGAGCCAAACGATTCTCGACACGCTCCTGCCATCGCCCCAGCCGATAGGACACGATGCTGGCAAAGACAGCCCCGCTCACGAGGCCGCCCACGACGCCACCGCCCGCCGATGATAGAAAGTCTACCAGCATCTCACGATCTCCAAAGAGGCACATCTCGAATCAGGCCATACGGAACGCCCGCATGCCCGAACTGCGGCCCGCCGCGCCCTGCCGATTCCCCGAGGGCTTCGCCGTGGTCGGCCGTCACGATGACCGGGTCCTCAAGATGCTTCCCAAGCCATGACGCCAGCTCAAGCGCGTGCGGCATGACGAGCTCAAGGTTCGACTTGTAGGCCGCCCTGACCTGCTTCCACGTCAGCCGATTCGCCCGGATCATGGACAGGATGTCCTTGTCGTGACCCTTGCCGGTCAGCCCGTCGTGCAGGTTGCCCACTGCCATCGGCAGCCGGACCTTGCCGATATATGGCGTGTGCGGCTGCAAGTAGAGCACCACGATCTTTGGCGTCACCTTTCCGCGCGGGCCTTCCACCCACGCGCGCACGCGCCCGTTCATGTCAGACGGATGCACGGAACCCAGCGGCGCGTCACCAGTCCCAAAGTCCCGCCCGCAGTCGCGCCACACGTCAACGATCTCGCCT